CCCGTCAGGGCGCGCTAGATGGTTTCATCTGCTGTTGACAGCACCTCTGAAATAGCAGTACGTTGCTCTCCCCCACAGTTCCCGTCCCCACGGAAGGTCGCCGTAGCATATTTCAGCCGACACCTTTTTTCGATGATAAGTCGTTCATCACGCTGCTCTCCTATTTCAAAGAATAGAAGTCAACCCAGGTTCCCCTGTTTACGCCCCGCCACATGCAACCGTGGTACAGCCAATGCTTGCCTCGTGTCTCCCGACATGAAGGACTTGTGAAGTTGCAACAGATAGTAGCATCATTTATGTTACTCTTGCAACATGCCAAAAAAGAATGTTGTCAAACCAAACATCGACTGGAACAGCAACCTCGATGACTTCAAAAACGCTGCAAAAAACGTTGGTTCAGGGGTAAACAGTTTTCTTAAACCAGGCGGTGGACTAGACGAACTAACAGGCGCAAACGACGTAAAACGTTTCATCAAAAACCCGTCACTACCAAACCTTGGTGGTATTGCCCTATCTGCAACCCAATATGTTGGCGGACCAGCAGCACAACAAATTGCACGTGGCGCAGGAAACGCCGCACGATACGCCGCACGAGTTCTTCCAGACGAAGCAAGTCGAATAGTAACAAAAACGTTGCGCCTCGGAAACAACACAGGACAACTCAACACCCTACAAAACACCACCCGTCAAATTACTGGGCGTAGCGTATCTACAGAACGTGTTGTCAGCCCAGCACAAGCCGCAGCAGGACGCGGACTTGCAGCAGCAAACGAAGCACGCCCACTCACAATGGGTCGCCTACAAGGTTTGGCAGCAGCAAACTTCATTCGACAAACAGAAAAAATTTCTAACAAAAAAAACAATAAAAAGAAGTAGTCTTATCCCGCATGGGAACCAAACGTAAAGTCGCACCAGAAGACAAAGCACGATTCTTCGCAGCCATAGCAGCAGGCTCATCAATAACCGAAGCCTCACGCATCGCAGGCGTACACATCAACACAGGCTCAAACTGGTTAGCCAAATCCAAAGCAGCAAAAGCAAAACTAGACCAAGCCGTACTTGAAGCCACCCGTGTCCGCGGCAAAGGCGGCGGTGTACAACACAAACAATACGAACAAGACCTCGACGAAGCCACCAACCTACCCCCAGCCATCCCACTCGGACGACTCTGCCCAGAAGCACAACGCGGACTAGAAGACTTCGACTTCTTCCGCCGCTACTACCTAGGACGAGTCCCCTCACCATGGCAAGTAGAAGCCGCCGTCACCCTCGTAGAACTATTAGAACACCCCGAAAAAGAATTCGTCGTACTCAACGTCCCCCCAGGCGCAGGCAAATCCACCCTATTCCACGATGTTGCTGTATGGGCAATCGTAAGAAACCGTGCAATCCGAGTCATGATTGGCTCAATCTCACAAGCAATGGCAAAACAATACTCCCGCCGAATCCGCGAAACCCTCGAACGACCACAACCAATCCACCCAGACCCAGAAATAGTCAAAAAAGGATTAGCAGTAAACGCCGAAGGATGCCTCTCCATCGACTACGGCAGGTTCAAACCCTCCGACAAAGGCGCATTATGGCGTGCAGAAGAGTTCGTAGTAGAACAACTAGACGGAAACGGGCTAGACAACAAAGAACCAACCGTCCGCGCATACGGAATTGACTCAGAATACATTGGTCACCGCGCCGACCTATGCCTTTTCGACGACGTAGCATCAGTAGACAACGCCCGAGAAGGCGCAACCCGCGACAAAATGCTCGAACGCTGGGACCAAGTAGCCGAAGCACGCGTAGACCCCGCAGGACTATTAGCAGTAGTAGGGCAAAGACTAGGAACAGGCGACCTATACGCCCACTGCCTCAACAAAATCTCTTACGATGTTGACGAAGCCGACTACGACGGCATGGATATGACCACCCCAGAGTCACTCGCAGCCACCGAACCATCCAAAAGCCAAAAATATAAGCACATCGTCTACAAGGCATACTACGAAGAACTAGACACTGGTCCAAAATCACGCCGATACGACGCAAAACCCTACCCCGAAGGACCACTCCTAGACCCACAACGGCTCTCATGGAAAGATTTGTCCTACATCCGCTACTCAAACCCCCGAACCTTCAAAGTTGTCTACCAACAAGAAGACGACGCCGACGACACAAACCTCATTTCACGTGTCTGGGTCACAGGCGGACTCGGACAAGACGGCGTACTCTACCCAGGATGCATCGACAACGACAGACTCCCAGGACAAATCCCTGAAGGACTCGGACCACCCGTAATATCCATCATCACAGTCGACCCATCACCATCACAGTTCTGGGGAATCCAATGGTGGCTCTACCAACCCCACACCAACCTACGATATTTGATAGACGTCGAACGAATCAAACTCACAGCCGAAGAACTCCTCGGATACGACACCACATCACAAACATATTCAGGAATCCTAGAAGACTGGACCAACCGTGCCTTCGCCTACGGCTACCCTGTATCACACATCGTCGTAGAAGTCAACGCCGCCCAACGCTTCCTCCTCGCCCACGACTTCGTACGCAAATGGCAAACACGCCAAATGGTCAACATCATCCCCCACACCACCAGCCGAAACAAATTCGACGAAAAACTCGGCATCGAAGCACTACTCCCACCCCTCTACCGTGCAGGCGCAGTAAGACTCCCATCAATGCGCGGCAACTGGAAAACACTCGCACTCGTAGACGAACTCACCAAATGGACACCAGACAAAAAAAACGGCACCGACCTCGTAATGGCAAACTGGTTCGCAGAACTACACTTCCCCAACGTCAGCGGAATCAAACTACCACCACGACAATGGCGACCAACATGGCTATTACAAGGCTAATATAGTACAGTTGCGTTAGCCGTCAAAAAATCAAGGAGTCTACACTAAGTGCTATCCGTTGAACAAATCGTCGAACTCTACAACACAAGACGAGAAGCACAAGGACCCGTCATGCGCCGCATGCGCGAAGTACGCGACCTCGCAAACGGCGACGTAGTAATCCCACTCTCAGAACTAGACCGCAACGCACGCACAAACGTAGCCAACCTACTCATCCAAGGCTTAGACCAAACCTCAATGCGCATCGCATCAACAATGCCAATGCCATTCTTCCCACCAATCAAACAAGGCAACCTTGACTCCCAAGAAATGGCACGCCTCCGCAAAAAAGTAGTCCTCTCATACTGGGACCACAACAAAATGAACCTAAAAATGCGACGCCGCGCACGCCACTTCCTCGCATACTCATCAAGCCCAGTAATGCTCCGCCCAGACTTCAAAAAACTACAACCAACATGGGCAATACGCAACCCGCTAGACACCTACGCCGCACCATCAGACGACCCAGACAACCTAGTACCAGACGACTGCATCTTCACCTACACCAAAACCGCACAATGGCTCATCGACTACTACGGTGAACAAGTCATCGGACGACTCCGCATGGGACGAGTCACCTTCGACACCAAATTCACCATCCTCGAATATGTTGACGACCAAGAAATCGTTATCGCCGTAATGGGTGCACCACTCACAGAAGGACTCACCCCACCAGAACGCGCAGGATTAGAAACAATCGAACTAGAACGCATCCCAAACCGCACAGGCATGCCACTAGCAGTAGTTCCATCACGCATCACCCTCGACCAACCAAAAGGACAATACGACGGAGTACTCGGAATGTACTTCACCCGCGCCCGCCTACAAGCCCTCACCGAAATCGCCATCGAACGCGGCATCTTCCCAGACGAATACCTCGTATCACGCCCAGGCGAAAACCCAGAAATCATCCAACTCGCAGACGGCAAAACAGGACAACTAGGTGTAGTCAAAGGTGGAGACATCCAACAACTACAAACCAACCCAGGCTACAAAACCGACACCGCCCTAGACCGCCTCGAACGCCAAGAACGCCTCGAAGGAGCCATCCCAGCAGAGTTCGGCGGCGAATCAGGAACCAACATCCGAACAGGACGCAGAGGCGAAAACGTACTCTCCGCAACAGTAGACTTCCGCGTACAAGAAGCACAAGCAGTATTCGAACAAGCACTCTACGAAGAAGACAAAATAGCAATCGGAATCGAAAAAGCATACTGGGGCAACCAAAAGAAATCCTTTTTCATCCCAGGACGAGTATCAGGCGGCATGTCACATTATGTTCCACTCAAAACATTCGAAACAGACTTCCACTACGTCACCTATCCGTCATCTGGTTCAGATGTTAACGGTCTTATCGTGGGTCTGGGTCAGCGTCTCGGCACTGGTCTTATGTCTAAAGAATCTGCAAGAGAAGCAGACCCTCTCATTACTGACCCCGAATTGGAAAAAGACCGAATTACCGCAGAATCTATGGAGGCAGCCTTACTGTCTTCCATTCAAACGCAAGCAGCGGACCCTAACGGACCGTATCAGCCAGATGATTTGGCGTATCTCACAATGCTTACCGTCGAAAAAAACGTTCCGATATATCAGGCAGTACAAATGACACAGCAACGCGCACAAGAACGCCAAGCAGCCATGGCACCACAAGGCGCACCAGAAACCATGCCAGGACTAGCAATGCCAGGAATGGGAGCAGAAATGCAACCACAAGCACCAGCAGGTCCACCAAACATTCAAGGACTATTAGCACAACTTCGCGGTGGTGGTGCAGCAGTCACACAACAACCAAACACACCAGGCGCAGTTCTATCTCTAGGGGGAAGACTATAAATGGCAACATACGCTAATCGCACCGATTTGCAAAACCCAACAAAAAAACTAGCGGTAACAACAGCCACAGGACAAACCTATGGTGAAGCAAGCGCACAACGCTCAGCACAACAAGCCGTACCAATGGGAACACCACAAGCACCACAAGCACCAACAGTTACACCAGGTTCACTTGGCGCGTTAGACCGACCAACAGAACGCCCACTAGAACCAGTAACCGCAGGCAACCCACTCGGTGCAGGACCAGGCGCTGAAGCACTAGTAACACCGTTACCAGACACATTGATGGCGGGCGGCAAACAAGACCTCATCAACCAAGTACGATACGTGTACTCAAAATACCCAAACACAGCAGTACTCCAACTCCTACTTGAATTAGAGAACCAGCCGCTTACATGAGAGAAACCATTCAACAACTCGAAGCAGAAGCCCGCGCCGCAGAACTAATCAAAAAACAAAAAGAACAATACCCATACAAGTTCACCGCAGACCATGCAGAACGCTTAGCAAAAGCAACATACGGCGGCTACTACACCAACCCAGAAATCACCGCCTCAGTTGGGCTATCAGAAACACCAATTGACACATCGCAAATACACATCAACTCGCAACGCCAAGCGTTAGCACACAGCGACGCATTACGCAGCAGAGAAAACATTCCTGTTGGCTCCAAGCCAAACACGCAAGGCGCAGAACCAGAGTTCACCCTTGCTGACCTTTTGCGTATCGCCCCACAAGAAATGGCTGTACGAAAAGACCATCAACCAGAATGGTGGGACAAAGTAGACCCAACATGGGAGAACGGACTTAACTGGCGGGCAATCCCAGTACCAGAAATTAAAGACGCCTCAGAACTAATGAACTTGCAAGAAGTTCAAGTATTAAAACTGTATTTGTCTAAAAGCCCTGAAGAATGGGATGCCATCCCAGGAATGATTGCAAAAGGCACAGTTGACATGGAAGGCAATCGAACAGGCAAATTCGATGCACGTATCGACCTACCAGCAAAGTTCCCAATTCTTAAAGACATGATGATTGCGCAAGCAGCGCTAACCAACCCAGATTTATCTGCTGGAGAAAAGTTTGCTGGCACACTCATCCAAGACTTCAAATTTGGTGTTTCAGCAACTGGGGCAGTACTTTCCCCGTTACCTAAAATTTTAGGATTTTTTGCGCCAGACCATATCGGTCCAGCAGGCGGACTTGAAATCGAATCAGCGGGAATAACAATCCCAACACGCATCAGCGTAAAAGACATCGTAGGAAAACCTGTACGCGCTATAAGCAAAACAGTTGGCACAGGGTTTTTATCAGCGGCACAATTAGCAAAAAACACTATCGAATACAAACTTACCAATCAAGGCGGAACAATTGGAACATTTACTGTTCCATTGCAAGACTGGAACAAATACCAAAGCCTCGTTATTGAAGGAAACATTCTTACCCAAATTGCTAAACAGGCTATCAACGACGGACGCCTCGATGTTGGTGCAGGATTCTTCCCAGAAGGAAAAGCCGCCGAAGAAGCACGCATAGCACACGATGCAGGTCTACCAAAAATTGCTGGAAAAACATGGACCCTTGGTCGTTACGCTACAGAACCGTTAATCCAGGAAGGATACATTGACCGAAACGGTTACATTGCATCAGTCTTGTCGGGAATTGTAGACGGAACATTTACAGCCTTAACAGACCCATCGATAGCAATTGACCCTATTAAGGGTTTGATGGGCAAGTTCAACCTTGAACGACGCGCAGCAACAACATTGCTTGAAGGTCGCGCAAGAGACATAGTTTACGAACAATGGCGTAAAGAACGTTCAGCCGCAGGTTTGTCAACAGAAGCAAAAGAAGTTATCGATATGCCATGGGGAAGCGTCGAAGACGCGGGCGTAGTCAAAGAATACTTTGGCATGCTGCCACCTGGTTCAAAACTTACCGATGAAGCAGAAGCAGCAGCACAAGCCATAGCAAACGAAACAATCGGCGGACAATCACTAATCCATCTTGATTCACCACCAGCACCAGTTCCGTACAGGGCGCCAGATTACAGTGTTGACTCAATCAAACGAGGTTTTGGATTGGTCGATACCGCTGACGGCAGATGGCGTTTCGAACCAACCAAAATTGACGAAATGCCATTTACTCGCGACGGCAAAATGACCCTAGACAAACTTGCATCTTTTGATAACGCAGGTGCACTATACGACTACTTCTTAGGAAACGTCCCAGTAGGTCTTGCAGTAAAAATCCAAGACGCAGTAGACGTTGCACGTGCAGCAAACAAGACGGTAGACCCTAAAGAAATCCACACCATCCTCAAAGAAGGTGTTTTGTCTGGCGACCCGTTCTACAACATCCGTGAAGTCCCAGGAGTAATGAAATCATGGGCAACACAAACAGGACCACGCATCGCACAATGGTCATCTGGCGCAACACGCCAATTTGCAAACATGCCAAACAGCACATTCTTTTCCTTTGATGACCCATTGGCTTCCATCAAAGACATGAACAAACTCATGACCGTAATGAAAGTTCCTAAAAAAGAACGTTACGAAATGCTTTCAAAAGCCATGAAAGTCGTTTCTAATGGCGAAGTAGGAAAACGTTTTGAATTAGCAGACATGTGGATGGACACCGTTGTCAGACCATCACTATCAAAAAACGGTGTACCTGACGAATGGATTAAAGGTGTCACCCAATGGTCTGGATGGTCAGACGGAATCCTTCAATGGACATGGGATGCAATCGGAGAAGGCTACCCTGCATCATGGTTGGCTGAAGGAAGCGCAGATGTAGTGCGTTCAACCGATTTCATGATGAAAGGTTTCATGATGGTTTCACCAGAAAACCTGAAACAAGTCATTCGTGAAACAACAAACCTATGGAAAGTATTTAAACAATTTAGAGGCAACCCTGCGATGGAAGCACTATTGCGACCAACAATGTTTAATGCACTAGAAAAAATCCAAACAGGTTACATGAAACCAATTGCTCTTGGCGCACCATTGCCTATACGAATGGTCACACGAATCCTTCCAGACGAACTACTACGTGTTGCAGTAACAGAAGGAATGAGTATCTCATCCTTGCACGCTTTAGGTTATTTGGGTCACGTAAACATGAACACATTTGGCGTAGCAATTAAGTCTGGAAGAGAAATACAAAAAATTATTCCACAAATAGAACACCTTGATGACCTTTATGCAAACCTCAGACGGGCAACAAACGCGGGCGATGCTAACGACATAAGAATTTATACCGAACTGATTAACACTTTTGAAAGCAAGTACGGCAAAAAAGCAGACTTGCAAAAACAAATTCGCTTGTATGAACAACGCCTTGATGAGTCTTTGCCAGGTAGCGGACGTAACGTCGCTGAACTTTCCAAAGGACTGATGGCAGACGAACGTGTTAAGCCAGGTGTTTTGAATTACGAACGCCAGATTCGTGGCACCGCAACCAAAGACATTGCATACGACATGAATGGCAACGCCATCATCAACCCTGATTCACCTGCAAACAAAAACTGGGTCAAAGGCACCGCACGTGACATCGTGCAAATGGCAGACACCCCAGAATATCGAGAAGTGGCTAAAGCCATGCTCGCTGGTGGTTCAAACGATGTAATCCAATTGCCAAATAGGTTCCTTAATGGAGACCTAAAAGACGTATTTGACGCTATTTATGCCAAGGCATTGCGCAACCAAGGCGTTGACGGCATGAGCAAAGTAACCCCATTGAACTCGATAGAGGGCAACTCTGCTTGGGTGTACACAATTTACAACGACATCCTCACTCGAACGGGCGGTGACAGAACCGCAATCGGTTCTATTGCTACAGGAAAACTTGGAACAGAATCTATTTCAAGCATTAATGCGTGGAAAGTTAAAACATCAACTTCCGTAAACGTGTATGAACCAACAAAATCATTCAACGATTGGGTCAAAAACAATCTTCTACAAAACGAAAACACTGGAAAAAAAGTTCCTTTTGCCCCGACAGAAGCAGTAGAAAAAATTAGAGAAAAAGAACGCCTCTTTACACGCGCATTTGGTCTATACCGTTACACCTCAGCAAAATATGCTCGCGGACCATTCCAGCAATACCATAAGTGGCGTCGCATTATTGAACTTATGCCAGCAATGGACCCTAAAGAAGCAGCCAAAATGGTTGCCGCATTAGAAAAAAGCGATGCCGCAGACTGGTTGCAAGACTCAATCCGCGCTGCTTTGCCACGTGCAAATGGCACAGCAACACGCAAACAAGTAGAACTACTTGGAGAAATGCACGGTCACCAACGCGTTGACGAAGTTCTTTACAACTATCAAAACCGTTCCTACTTTGGTTCACGACACTCAATCCTGTTCGGGTTCTTTGACGCTTGGAAAGAACAATGGGCGGTATGGGCAAGACTCATGGCAACCAACCCAGCAACCATCGGCAAAGCACAACTTCTCGGTCAAGGCTTGGAAGAAGGAGAATTACCTGAATTCGCTGGTGGACAACCAGGACGAGGCATCATCTTTACTGACGAAGACACGGGTCAGCAAGCAGTAGCGCTACCATTCTCACGCGAAGTGTACTCAATGTTTGGGTTGAACGCCGAAGAAAGAATTCAAACTAAGAATCTCACCATGCTCGGTTCAGCCGTGCCAGGATTTTTCGGTTTCGGTGCAATGATTATGGACTCAATACTTCCAAAATCTGAAGCATACGCCAACCTTCGAGCAACAGTATTCCCATTTGGAGACCCTGCCACCCGTTCACAAATCGCAGACTACCTGGTCCCAATGTGGGGTCAAGGTTTAACTGGGGCAATATCCTCACGAGGACGCAACGTAACATCAACAGACCTGTTCGCCAACCTTCAAGCATTAGGTGCAACAGAAATGAACGACAACATCCGTGCATCAACACTCAATGCCGTACTCACAAACATCGCATCAAACCGTAACGGTGTCCCAGTAACAGCAACAGACCGCGAAAAGATTATTGAAGACGCAATTAACAAAACAGACCTACTAATCAGCCTGAAATCGTTCTTCAAAATCTTGCTACCTGGCGCATCAATGACCAAATACTTTACGCAAATCGGTGCAGAAAACGTGACCACAGGCGTGGTAATGGATGACCTACGTATGATGACCGACAAAGCCATCAAAGACGGCGGCACATACACCGATGGTGTGGTTGGTTTCCTCGACAAGTACGGTCCAGAAGCCTGGATTTATTTGGCTGGCGGCAGCGAAGCAGCCCCAGGACTAGCACCAACCAAAGAGTTCGCCCAATGGCAACTATCAAACCGTGGTCTACTTGACAAGTATCCTTTGGTTGCTGGCTATCTCGGACCACAAGACGGCGAATTTGATGTTAAAGCCTATAGCGCACAGGGTGCAATTGGTTTGCGTAAGCCACGAGACATTGAAGCACGCCAAGAAAAGGCGTTAAACAGTCTTGCTTGGACCTCATACAACTGGAAAAAAGACACACTCATCAAGTCAGGTTTGGCACAAGGCTTTACCCCGTCACAAACGATGCGTTCAAGTGACTATTCTGCACAACTTAAAGAGCATGCTGACCAGTTGAAACAACAGTTCCCTATGTGGAACCCTGCCGCAACCAGCGGTGAACGCGAACGAGAAATCACCAACCAGATTATTCAGATTGAAAAAATGGTTAACGACAAGAAGGTTCTTGCCACCCCTGGCGGTAAAGTTCTGGCTGATTATTGGGCATATCGCACCGCGCAGGTAAATGCCGTTATTGCCCAAGACCCTAAACTTGCAAGCGGAAGTTGGAGGCAGGCTAAAGCAGCAACAGGGTTGCGTCAGGCTCTCACCGACACTGGCTATGGTCTTGCCGAACAATACCCAGAGTTCGCTTCTTTGTGGGAAAATGTATTATCTAGAGAGTTCGAACCACCAGAAATAGGAATGTAATCATGGCTGATTGTCCAGATGGATTTGTAAAAGACCCGACCACGGGTCAATGTGTAAAGGTTGCAACGGTAACGGTAGACGTTGGCAACCTGCTCGGAGGCATAGACCCAAACTACGTTATGCCAAAATCATATGGAACAGCCGACAACCCATACGGTTTCGAAACAAAAGACTTAAACATCATTTACAAAATTTCGACAGACAAACTCACCTCATACCAAACCCAACTTATGGCAGCGTTCCCAGGGTATAGGGCTTCAGTGGGCAACAGGTCTGACCCAAAACTCAAATCATATTTCGGTAAAGCATTAACACAAATCAACCTTCTAAACTCCGACCCGACCAGCCCTACACGCGGGATGACACTAGACCAGGCTTTAGCGTATCTAGCAAAAAACCCTGTAGGTGACGTTGGCGGTTCAGGTCTACCAACAATCAGACTCAACGACCCAGACACTCTGAAGAAGGCTTTCACTGGCGGTGCACAATCCGCATTAGGGCGCTCCCTGTCAGAACAGGAAATGACCAAACTTGTCGAAGCATACAACCAGTTAGACAGGCAGTACCAGATGGGAACCAAAACGGGTGGCGCTGTCATGCAACCACCTAACGCAGAAGTATTTGCTGAAACCCAAGCAGAAAAACTTTCACCTGAAGAAGCAGAAGCAAACGACTATTCGTCCTATATCGGCGCACTATCTGATTGGATGCAAGGATAACCATGGCAATCGAAACAACAACAGAAACCAAAGTACCAATGAAAGGTACCCCAGGATGGTTCCAATACGCTAAAGAACAATACGGTTGGATAGCAGACCTCTACCAGTCCGTACCAGAACTACAAGCAATTATTGACCAGGCTGTAAAACAAAAATGGACCAAAGACCGTTTCCTTAACGCTGTCCAATCCACCCAATGGTCGCAAACAAAAGACGCCAAAGAACGCGCCTACGCCGACAAACAAGTCACCGACCCAACCACACTCGCCAATGACATCAACGCTAAACAGTTCGAAATCGAAACCTATATTGGCAAACTTGGCTACTCACTTGACGTGGTTTCACTCAAGAATCTTGCTACACAGGCTGTCAAGTATGGTTGGGATACCAACGAAACAGGACGTTATGTTGGTGCAGAAGTAGCCAAAACAGGTAGGGCTGGAACACAGGCAGGTGCACCAGCAGCCACAGGCGGCTTGGATGCGGCAAGCGTACGCCAATACGCCACCGACTATGGCATCAAACTTGACGACGTAACCATCAACGCATATGCACAGAACCTAATTATGAAAACGATGACCCCAGAACAGGTAAAAGAAATGTTGCGTCAAGACGCAGAAAACCTTTACCCTGCTTTACGCGGTCAACTACAGTCAGGTAGAACCGTTGCCCAAGCAACAGCAACATATCGTGCGGTAGCAGCCAGCACACTTGGCATTGACCCGAACAGTATTGACTTTACTGACGCCAATAAGTGGGGGCGTTTGTTGTCATATCAAGACCCAAACACAAACGAAACCCGCCTGATGAACGTAACTGAGTGGGGCAAGTTCCTTCGTGGTTTACCAGAATGGCAACAAACCGATGAAGCAAAAACGGTTTACCGTGATTTAGCGTCTACGATTACTAGAGGCTTCGGAGCAGTGAGAGGTTAATTATGGCATTATCTAAGCAAGAACGTCAAGAACTATTCATCCAGCAACGCACCGCAGAACTTCAAGCGGCTGGAAAGCCTGTTAATACTGCTGCGCTTAACGCTCGTTTTGCCGAACTTGCTGCCACCCCTGAAGGTCGTAAGCAAATTACTGCCAAAGTTCAGTTGGCTCAACAACCAGCATCAGGCACAACTATCCCAGATTTTAATGCTCAGCCTGCCGTTCCAAGCAACGAAGCACCGACTGGTCCAGAAATCCCGACAACGGTATACACACCTGTTACACCTTCAACACCAACCGTGCTACCTATGGGTAACTCTGCTGCCGACGAACTCAAAGCAATACTAAGACGCTACAACCTAGAAGGACTATTCGATTCCTTAAACCAGGCTGTAATCGCTGACGTCAACCTTGTACGAAACCAAGACGCCCTATTCGGCTCCATCCGTGAAACCCCAATCTACAAAGAACGATTCAAAGGCAACCTAGAACGCGTAGCAAAAGGTTTACCTGAACTCTCCGAAGCAGAATACATCAACCAAGAATTCTCATACAAAACAAACCTCAAAAACCTGGGCATGCCAAAAGGATTCTATGACACCCAAGAAGCCTTCGCGAACCTTATCGCCAACGACATCTCCCCAGTAGAATTCGCACAAAGAATACAACAAGGGTATAACGCAGTAACCCAAGCCGACCCAGAAGTAGTCAACCAACTCAAACGAATGGTCCCCAACCTCACCGACGGTGACATCGCCGCCTACTTCCTAGACCCAACAAAATCAGGTCAAGAAATCGAACGCAGAGCACGAGCCGCACAAATCTCTGCCGCAGGCGTAACCCAAGGCGGCATGCAAATCACAACCGCACAAGCCGAACGTTTAGCACAACAAGGCATCACCGCCGAACAAGCCCAACAAGGCTTCGCCCAACTCGGACAACAACAACAACTATTCAACATCAACCGCCCAGGCGAACAAGCCCTCACCCAAGAAGACATCATCGCTGGAACATTCAGCAACCAACAAGCCGCCGCCCAACGAATCGCCCAACGCCGCCGAGGAAGAACAGCAGCATTCGAACAAGGCGGAGGATTCTCAGGACAAGGAAGCCAACAAGTAGGACTCACCACAGTAGGAATGTAGTGTGCTATAGTTCGTAATACCTTCACGGACAACCCCCGAACCGTGCGGAGCAATATGGGGTGACAAATCAACAGCAGCCATCACTACCCTCCAGAGTGATGTGGGCAAAAGGAGCGTGCCATATGTCAGATATTGACAACTACTACAGCGAAGACCAGATGGAAGAATCTGAAACCCGTAACCCTGTTCGGGCAAGGATGAAACAACTGGAAAAGGAAAACGCAGAAGCCAAAAAACTTCTCGCCGAAGCCGACGCAGCCAAACGAGAACTAGCGTTCGTGAAAGCAGGAATCGACCTGAGTTCACCAATGTCAAAGTATTTCGTCAAAGCATACGACGGCGACCTTTCCCCAGAATCCATCAGGCAAGCAGGCGTGGAAGCACAATTGATTAGTCCCCCAGAACCAAGTCCACTAGTGGAAGAGGCTCAGGCTTGGAACCGTACCGCGAAAATCGGTGCAGGTTCACAAACCGCCCAACCACCAGTTGACTGGAACCGCAGACTTCAAGAAGCGCGCAACCCACAAGAGGTAGACGCAATTTTGGCAGAGGCACGAATAGCATTACAAAATTCGTAAACAACCTCTAAACCAAAGGAAAAATTAAAATGGCAGGCGAAACCCAAACCTCGTCACTGTCCGTAGACCAGGTAGCATTTGACCGTCTCGCGTACTTCGCGTTGCGTTCAGAACTCTTGTTCGACCAGGCAGCAGACGTACAACCAGTACAGCAGGCAATGCCAGGTACAGGCGTAACATTCACCATCTTCAGCGACATTGCACCAGCAACGTCAACGTTGAACGAAGTTACCGACGTAACCCCAACAGCATTGTCCGACAGCCAAGTAACCGTAACCCTCAACGAATACGGTAACGCAGTAGTGACCACCGCCAAGTTGCGTGGCACAGCGTTCTTGGATGTTGACTCAGCAGCAGCAAACATCATCGGATACAACGCAGGCGATTCAATCGACCAGGTTGTCCGTGACGTTCTCGCTGGCGGAACCAACGTTATCTACGCCACAGGTGGCTCGTCCACACCAACCAGCCGTGAATCAATCTCGGCAGACGACGTACTCGCCGCTGACGATGTTCGCAAGACTGTCGCACAGTTGCGTGGAGCAAACGTAGCAACCTTCAACGGTTCATACATCGGCTTCATCCACCCAGACGTATCGTACGACTTCCGTTCGGCAACTGACGCAGCAGCATGGCGTACCCCTGCTAACTACGTAAACCCAGAGGGTATCTACAACGGCGAAATCGGCTTGTTCGAATCCGTACGTTTCATTGAAACCCCACGCGCCAAGGTGTTCACGAACGCTTCGAACGGTACCAGTTCAACTGGTTCAATCGATGCATACTGCACACACATCATGGGTCGTCAGGCTCTTGCAAAGGCGTTCAGCGCACAGGACGGCAACGGTGCAGTACCGAAGATTGTCCGTGGCAACGTAACCGACCTCCTCATGCGCTTGCAGCCATTGGGTTGGTACTGGTTGGGTGGCTATGGTCGCTTCCGCGAAGCATCACTCCGCCGTATCGAGTCAGCATCAAGCATTGGTGCTAACTAATAACTGATTACAGTTGAAGCAAAAGCCCCTCGTTTCCCCTCACACGGGAGATGGGGGGCTTTCGTTTTGATACAATCACACAACATGCCCATTTTTATTACACCACCAGAATCCAGTGTCCGTTTTAACGGTGCAAGATTGTTTGCCTTTTTAAGATTGGGTATCCGCGGCAAAAACCTGTACTGGTTGAACAACGGAACATTCACCACCAATCAACCATCAGAAATGGATACTGTACAAAGAACATATCTTGGTGGACATAACAACTATGTCAATGACACTGAAGCCAACGCTCTTGTAGCGGCAGGTTATTCTGTGCTTCCAGGAACCTTTGAGTTAGACTCTATATATTCGTCAAGTTTAGATTCTTCTGCAACGTTAGGTAATTAACTTTATGCCACAGTTCAAAAAATTCACTTCCGAAACTATTGAATCAGCAGAGTTCAACGATTTTATTGCTTCGCAGGTTGTTGGCACGTTTGATTCTGAGGGGGCAAGGTCAGCGTATTTTGCTGGTGGTGGTGCGTTCACCGTTGTTGAGGGCATGGTCACGTATTTGAGGGATACGGGCGAGTTTCAGGTGTATAAGTCGTCAGGGTGGACAACCATTGGTGCTAAGGGTGATACGGGTGCTACGGGGGCTACAGGCGCGTCTGGTGCGACTGGGGCGACGGGTCCTGCTGGTTCTGCTGGTGCGGCTGCTTCTATTACGTTGGGTGCGGTTACGACTGGTGAACCTGGTTCTAATGTTTCGATAACGAATAGTGGTAGTTCGTCTGCTGCTGTTTTCAATTTTGCTATTCCTCGCGGGTTGCAAGGTCCGCAGGGTCTTGCTGGTGATAAGGGTGATACTGGTCCTGCTGGTCCTTCTGTTCCACCTGGTTCGGTTGTTCTTGGTACTGACACGACAGGAAACTATGTTAATGATGTTACTGCTGGTACAGGTATTACTGTAACCCATACTCCTGGTGAGGGTTCTTCTGCTGCTGTTGCGATTGATAGTAGTGTTGTTACTCTTTCTGGCACACAGACTTTAACTAATAAAACTTTAACTAGTCCAACAATTACTGGTGTTTCACCTGTGGTCACGTTGTCTGGTGATGTTACTGGTTCGGCAACGTTAACGAATCTTGGTAGTGCAACGATATCTGCGACTATTGCTGCGAACTCTGTGGCTCTTGGTTCTGACACTACGGGTGATTATGTTTCAACAATTTCTGCTGGGACTGGTATAACTGGTTCTGCTTCTGGTGAGTCATCTACACCGACTATTGCTATTGATACGGCTGTTGTTCCACGACTTGCTTCTGCGAACACGTTTACTACGAACCAGATTATTTCGGGTTCTTCTGCGTCAGATTTGTTGCGTATTACGCAGACTGGTTCGGGTAATGCGTTCGTGGTTGAGGATGAGGCAAATCCTGATGCGACACCGTTTGTTATCAATCCTTTAGGTTTTGTTATTGCTGGTCACACAGAACCCGTTACTGTCTCTGCCAGTAACAGTAGACTCCAAGCACATAGTGGTGGTTCGCCCGCATTGTTTGGTCGTTTTTCTAACAACAACAGCGGTCCAGACCTTCGTTTGTTGAAGTCTCGTTCTGCAACTATTGGTGGCTTCTCAACGATTGTTTCTGGTGATGCTTTAGGGCGCATTGATGTTTTTGGTGATGATGGCACATCATATGTTTCTGCTGGGGCTATAACGTGGATATCGGAAGGAACCGTGTCTACTGGTGTTGTTCCATCACGGTTTTCGATACAGACAGCGAACTCTGCTGGAACGCTTACCGAGCGTATGCGTATTGACTCCGAGGGTCAGGTTGGTATCGGTGGCACACCACCAGCAGGGCGAAACCTTATTGTTGGCAAATCAATAACTGGCTCAACAACAAGTATCGGTGTGCTGGTTAGCGGAACCATTGCATCCGATGTGACACTAACCGTGGCTGGTTTTCGTTCAACCATAAACACCTCCGCGGCATCTTTTACTTTATCAAACCTTATTCATTTTGATGTAGCCAACAGTGCTACACCTGGCGCAGATTCGGTTATCACAAACCAATACGGTGTTCGTGTTGTTTCAACGATGACTGGGGCGACAAACAATTACGCCTTTCTTAGTGACATCGCATCAGGAACAGGTCGATGGAACCTTTATATGGCTGGTACGGCAGCCAACTATCTTGCTGGTCGTTTGGGTGTTGGTGCAACACTTACCAGCGGTGCTATGGCACGGGTAACGAACACCACAGCAGCTGATGTAGCCCTAATAGTCAAGGGTGCCGCGGCACAGTCTGGATACCTTACCGAGTGGCAGGATAGCGCGGGTGCTACGGTTGCA